TCATTTTTCTATCTCCTGTATCAATGCCCTATATCGGCTCTTGATGATTGCTGTGTCTTTCGGGGCGGTTTTTTGGCTCTTCTTTTGGAAGCTGTGCAATACATAGACGGCTTTTTCAAACTTAGCCACATAAACCACTCTAAACGCCCCGTCGGGCAAACGTTTTCTAAGTTCCATAACCCCGCTGCCAAGACTAATCATCGGCTTGAAGTCTGTCGGCTCTAAGCCATTTTGGATTAATCCCAACTCATAGCCGAAATGCCTTACCGCTTCAATCGGAAAGGCTTTTAGGTCTTCTAGCGATGTATCACGCCATTCAATCGGCTTCTCTCTGTTCATGTATCAAATTTTATACAAATAAGCAGCAAGAGGCAAGAATAAAGAAAAAGCGTATATAGATAAAAAAAGTGGTGGTTACCGTGGTTACTGTGGTTACCGCGCTGCCAAAGCCTTATAAATCGGGGCTTTCGCGGTAACCACTTACAGAGCTTTACATGGTTACCGCTGGTTACCGCTATTTGATTTGGGGCATAAGTACATGAAAATAAAAGGGTAACCACTGGTAACCACTCGGTAACCTGTTAAATTAATGTAGGTGGTTACCGTTTTTTCTGTGTTTTTATATTTATATTCATATAGTTATAAATGTTAAGTTTTGTGGTAACCACGGTAACCACTTTATTTGTCTCGCGCATAGGGTTTTATCTGTCCACGCGTCTTGGTCTTCTTTTCCTTTTTATGGACTCGCAAAATTCGTTGTATGGCTCTCGCGCGTGCGCGCGCGTATTGGTATCGAAATTATTTATTCACTGCCTGCCTTTTTGGTAGATATGGCGTAAATAGGTCAAAATTGCGCTGTAAGCGAGTTTTGCTGTTTGGGTATGGGATTAGTATTGGGCAGGGGATGAATAGCCCTAATTCTCGAAAATTAGGGGCTTGCTGTTGATTTTATGGCGTATGGAATGGTTCGCCTGAAGTAATGGGCGCAAAAAAGCCCGCCTGTATCGGTCATAGCGGGCTGTCTTTCGGTCATTCGTCAATATCGGGCGGGGCTTCTCCCATCAAAACATAGAATCGTGCTGACGCGCCGTTGTATTTGCGCTGGTGTTGCCATCTGCCGTTGTTTGGTTTTTTCAGCCATTGCTCGGCGTGTAACACTTCGCAAACTTTCAGCTTGTCGAAGTTTTGGCAGATTTCTTCTTCAAATACAACAGGAATCAACCAATATTCAGTTATATGCCCTTCTTGTTTCCGATAGCCTGCGTGATTTTGGTTCACGGTTTGGCTGTTCCAGTCTGAAAAGCGCATGGACAAAGCGTAAACGTCCATAAATGCGGCTGCCTGCTCGATGATTCTACGGTCTTCGTGTTTCCCCGCTCCGTTGGCTTCCAGCCATTCGTCAAAGCATTGTTTCACGCCTGCCATGCCTACACCTACGGGCAAGCCGGTAACAGGGGCGGCAAGCTCCAAAGCGGCGGCGGCAAGGGCAAAGCGTTTCGCCACTCTTCGTGCCTGCCCTGACAATTCGGGGACGGTCTCCATAAATGCGATCATGCGCTCGTTTGCCTGTCGTTTGGCTTGCTCTAGGTCGTCTGAAAGCCGGCGGATGAACGCTCTGCCCGCTGCCCCGTGATATTGTTCGGCGGATTGGGCGATATGTTCGCTCAATAATGCCCCGCTCTCGAAGCCGTGCAAGGTGTCGTAAATGCCGTATCGGGCGGCGGCTCTGATACTGGGCAGACGGGCGGCTTGTCCTGCGTTCCAATCGCCTTTGTGGTGTTTCAGGATGGAATCGGGGGTCTTTTCGCCTGTGGAGAACATCATCACTTTCCAGCGGCTCAATGCGCGGTTTCCGCCCTGTTTTGCGCCCTGTACTTTGTTAATTCCGTTCATGACGCTGTAAACGGTGTCGCCGATGACGTGGGGGCTTGCCTGCCCGATTTCGTCCAACACCAGCAAGCCGTCATTGCGGGCGGCGGCGGTATTGGAAAAGCCTATTTTCGTGCCACTCCAAGACAACAGGCTGCCCGATGGTCTGCCCCATACGCTCAAGGCTGCTTTGGCGGCGGTGGTCTTGCCGTCGGATGAATCGCCCATCAGATGAAAACCGCCTGATTCTTCGCTCAACAGGGACAGCAAGGGGGCGGCAAAGGACGCGCCCAATGCTAGGCATAGGCGGCTGTTTCCCGCTGCGTATCGGGCGATATTTTGCCGCCAGTCGCCAAGCTCTCCGTTTGGTCGGTATGCCGCCGCTTGGCCGGTGTCGCCGTTGTAGATGACGGCGGGGGTTTTGCCGTCTGCCGTGATGGTTTCGCCGCTGGGCATGATGTAGGTGTCGCCGTGCCAGCCCGCGCGGTCGGTAATGGTAAAGGCGGTACGGCTGCCCTGTGTCTGCAAATAGTCTGCCAGCCGCTCCCTTTTTGCCCGCCCGCTCATGACGGTCAAGCCGTAACTCTGCAAACGCTGCCAGCCCTGAACCGTGCCGATTTCCGCTTGTGGGATGGCGGCGGTCTTGGTTTGGCGTGTGATTTTGTCCTGCCAGCGGATAACGCGGTAATACGCGCCGTCGTTGTCCTGCCCCGTGCCGATGATGTCGATAGGGTCGGAAAGCAATAGCGGCTCTGCTTCGATGGCTTCGCCGTCTTTACCTGTTCTGACGTTTATCCACCATACGCCCCGATGGTCGGTATCGAAGCGGGGGCGCGGGCGGTATGGTTCGATGTTGTCGATGTTGTAGTCTTCAATGGCTTTAGCATCTATAATTACGTTCGTTTTCATAGTGTAACGTCTCCATTTTGTTGGATAGGGTCGTCTGATTGGGCTTCAGACGACCTTTTTTCTTTCAGTTCGTCCAATGCGTCATAGCCTGGTGTGTCGCTCTGCCATATGCGCGCCTTGATGCCCTGCTTGATGGCTCGGACTGCCAAATCATGCGCGGCTTTGAAACCTACGGGGCGCGGCGTGTCGTTATCGGCAATAATCACGATTTCCTTTAGGTCGTCTGAAAGCCGGTATTTCGCCATGCTGTTTGCGCTCAAGGCGGCGGATAAGCCCCAGTCATGGGCTTGGAACAGTTTACGGGCGGCAAGGGCGGTTTCTATACCCTCTGCGATGACAAGCCGTCCGTTTTCAGGAATGGGAAACAAGTGAACCGCCATGCCTGAAATGCTGCCCTGTTTGCGGCTCTGCATTTTCTTGGCGGGCAAATCTTCGCCCGTTTCGGGGTGTTTGATTGCCAGCTTTCGATAATGCGGGGCGTGTAGTCCGTCCTCTCCACATGGCTTGTCATAGGTCGTCTGAAAATAGGTCATATGCAAGCCTTGAAGCTCACCGCCCGTATCGCGGATGGCGCAAACCATACAGGGGAAACGACCGATAAAAAGCGGCGTATCTTCGCCCCTAGTCCAATAATCCGCCCCTTTCAAAAAACGGATGTTTTCAGGTAATTGCGCCATGTCCAAACCGCGTGATTTCAAATACTGCACGGCGGGGGAATCGGCGGTTATCGGTTCTGCCCCGTCCCACAATGCGGCAAGTTTGCCGATGTGGTCTTTTTCGGGGCATAGTTGCGTCTGTGGGCGCGTGGGCGGTATCGGCAAGGGGTTTACCCCGCCCATGTTCAACACGCCCGCTACGGCGCGCAATGCTTCGTCAAAACCGCAATTCAGATAGTGCATTACCAAGCCGAAACCGTCGCCCGCGCCGTTGTGGTAATGGCTGCAAATGAATGTGCCGTTACCGTCCTTGTCGTCGTATCTGAAACGGTCTTTGCCCCCACACGCGGGGCAAGGCTGGTGTTTGTTTTTCAGGTATCGCGGGTCTATGCCTATGGCGGCGTGAATTTCCTGCCAGCGGTATTGCGCGGCGGCTTTGATGTCTTGATAGGTCGGCTTCATTGTTCTGCCTCCCCATATCTGTCCATCGCTTCACGCGCTATGGCTGCTACGGTATTAATCGCGGCTTTTCGGCTTGCTCCGTCGTTCACAATCAGCAAGACGGCGGTCAAAACGTCCACCGCTGCGATTGCCTTCTCTTTGCTGTTTAGCTGGTTTGCCAGCTTCTCCGTGATGGTCTTCATTGCCGCGCCTCCTCTGTTACAGGTTCTAAAACTACCCCCGCCATCGGGTCGGTCTCCCATATGGTCGGGGTTGCCGTGATTGCCTGCTCCGTTTCTGCATGGGCGGGCTGGTTACAGGCTCGGATTGCCAAAGCCGTCAACAACACCCAAAACACCAGCAAAGCGCGGTTGAAATAGCGGCGGAAACGGTCGTTTTTATCAGTCTGTTTCATGTTTTCATGTCCTCCATGCCCAGCGCACCAAAAATATCAAATATCGAAAAATCAAATACTTATGAAAACACTAGGGCGAAGTTTGCCTTATGCCGTCCAAAACGGGCGGCATAAAGGCGGGTGTTTTTCAGGGATTTAGCGGATTTGTTCGGCTGTCGTTACGCTGTAAGCAGCCCATGCTTTTAGGTCGTCTGAAAGTGAAGCAATAAACGACCGACAGGCGGCAACGGCGGCGGCGTGTGATGGATAGATACCCAAACGGCGGGCGGTACATGAATGAACGTCAATATCGGCTAAATACGCAGTCGGTTCGTGGACGACGGCGCAAAAGCCTTGTTCTGATGGGGATTGAACGTCTTGGATTTGGATAGAATTTGAAGATTGCATTTGAAATGCTCCTAACTGTTTGAGATTTGAGAAGCCCAAATAAGGGGGCGGTGCTCTCTCCTGCAGTTAGTCAGGCGTGGACGTTACCGTTACCACACACCGCCATAACTCGTGATAGGTCGTCTGAAATGTTAACGTTTAATAACATCGCAAACGCCCGTAAAAGAATTTTGGCGATAAAAAATCAGCGTTTACCCTGCTGATTTGGGCTAACTGTATTTGAGAGAGAACCAAGATTCTGATTCTCAAGGCTCGATTTGTCAAATGATTTTTGCATCAGGCGGCTAAATTTTTTTATCCACGATAATCATGGTTATTGCATACCCGATGCGTTCCGTATTTTCTCCAACGGTTCCGATGATGTCCTTAAGCGTGATTTCACTGTATGGCTTGTGAAAAAAATCTTCCATGACTTGCCTCATTTCATCGTCCGTTAACGGCGGGGTGTATTTTTCCTGTTTCGTGCTGACTTCCGCCTCTGCCTTGATTTCCGCCTTATCCACCAGCAAGCCCAGCATTTTTGCCTTGCCCATCGTTGCCGATACCGCCGCGCTGCTTTGCGGGGTAGGGGCTGCCAGTGCCGCCGCCCGTGCCTGTTCCAATTCGTGCAACAGGTCGCCCACCGTTACCGCGTGTCGTTGCCGCGCTTCTTCCTTTAAGCCGTCCACCATCGCGGAAATATCGGGGTTTTGAAGCAGCTTATAGGCTTCATTCGTTACCGTTTCGGGCTTCATGTTGTCGGTGTTGTAGATTTGCCGATATGCTGCGCTCGCATTGCCCGTTTCCACATACAGACGGGCAAACTGTTCTTGTTTCGGGGTCATGTCCTTAATCCTTTCAGAACGCCGCCCAATAGCGATTTTTCTGCCTTTGGGCGGCTGTTTGAGTGTTGCTATTTCAAATTGTCCAAAGCCGCTTCTTTTTCTTTCTCCATGTCTTCCAAGATGTCGAAAATAGCGTTTTCTTCTCCGCCTGTACCGTCCATCATGTTGAAGAAGCCCGGCAAACGTAAATCAATGATTCGATTTGGCAGGGATTGCCCGTAAGACGGGCAATCAACCCGCAAACCGTTTTCTTGTAGCTTCGTTTTCATCTCAACGGCGGCTTTACCGATCCCCACCAATTTCGCGGCGGCATTGGCATAGGCGCGCGCGGCTTCCAAATATTCGGGCAAGTGGGTTTCTTCTATATCGGCGATAAACAGCTCATATCGGGAAACGGACAATAAATTGCGAAGCTCTGAAATGCGGTTCAGATGTTGGAGGCGTTCATCAAAAAGGCTTTCCAGCAGTTCTTTTTGCGCTTCCAGCATATCGGCGGCGCGGTCTGCTTCTTCACGTTTGGCGGCAATCTCTGAATCAAGCCCTTTGGCTTCTTCGCTGTTTGTCGGTTTGCCCATTTTCAACAAATTTGCAAATATGCCTTTGCGTCTGTTTCGCAACCCTGCAAATTCATTGATCACCGCCTGCGCTTCTGTAACACCAGCTTCCGCCGCTTCAATTTGGGCGGTCAGTTCGCTGCATTTGTCCTCTTCTTCTTTCAGTAACTTTTGACGGGTCTCAAAAGTTGTCTTTGTATATTCGATATTCATTGTTAAAGCTCCTGATTTAATTGATTAATACGAACCGACCGCGTTTCACGGTTTCCCCGAATTGGTTTGTTACTTCTTCCATCACGGTAACGATGTCATGCCCCGCCCTGCGAAGCTCCATGATGCGCGTGTTGTAGCCCAATATCCCCATTTGGGTAAGCTCCCATGATGTAACGCTGCCCTGTTTCAATCGGGATAAAACGCGCTCTTTTTGGCTTGGCGTTTTTGCCTTGCCGTTGGTAGAATAGCTGCTCATGCTTAATAATCCTTTCCGCCGTCTGAATGTCCGTTCAGGCGGCATTTGTTTTGCGCCTGATAAATCAATTTGCCTGCTCTTCGCGTTTGGCTGCTAGTTTGCCGAGATACTCTTCAATCTCACTAGAAAGCCAGCCGGTAATATTTTCGGAAAGTTTGATAGGCTTAGGAAAATCAGGGCGGTGATGGCGGCTCTTAGGGTTTGCCCAATTCCAAATAGTCGCCCGTGAAACACCCATAACGCGGGCGGTATCGTTTACTCGTAATACAGTATTCATATGCTTTGCCTTTCTTAGTCGGGGTTATATGACAGGCAAAAATATAGCCGCCCATGTGGGCGGCTTCAGTACAATTAGACTTTTCCAAGTTTAATTAGACTTTTTCAGCTTGTTCGCTTCTGCAAATTTGGCTTTCAGATTGGCTTCAGATAATCCGTAACCTTCTGCTTCATTTGCCAAATATTCGATAATTCCAGCTTGGTTCTTATAGACTCCTTTGTCAATTAGCGTATCTTTCAGGGCTGATATGATGTTGAGTAACGATTTTTTGTCATTTACTTCTTTTACTTTCTTACCTTTAATTCTGTATGCCAATTCCTGACGCAGTATGGTTAAATCATCTTGTAAAATGCACAAATCATGCCTTTTTACTCTGATTACATTTTCAGGTTTGTCTATTTCTTCTCGTTTTGTTGGTTCGTCCTCTGATGAAATTTGAAATAGATTTCCTAGTAACTCATTCGGGATGAGGCAATACACTAATGTTTCAAGGTCTTTCCACTCAGAAGAAGATTCAGCATAGATTTTCCCCAGTTCTCCATGAATATCTATGACGGCTAATTTATCCACATGTTTTATTTCTATATATTCCGTTCCTCCCTCGAAACACATCGCATCAAATTGTGTCATAGGGATGAAGTCTCCTCCATATATTAAGTCTTCGGGTAATTCCGCATATTTCCCTTTTTCTTCTTCGTCATACGTCAAATCATAAAATGGTCTCTTTGCAAAATAATATTTACGTCCAATCCCATTTATATATAACTCAACTAAACCAATAGCCGCATAATGTATTAGGTCATTTGCTGTGTAGGTATCGTTAAACTCCCTACCTAACTTTTCTGCCGCTTCTTCAAGCGTGTAATATAGTCTCCAAGCCATTTTTACCTCTTATAAATTCCTATACTATTTTTCAGTCTTATAAAAAACACTCCGAAACTCGAAGTAGATATTTTCAGACGACCTCTAATCAGTCTTACCATCTCGGATCAGTTGCAATGCTTGGTTATACCGTTCCCGCAAAAAGTCGCTATACCATTGCATAAACTCTTTGCGCTCGTTCAGATAATCGGCGCGGTTGTAGGCGGCGCGGATTTTGTTGTTTTCAATGTGGGCAAGCTGCCGTTCTATCGCGTCAGGGTTGAAGCCTTGTTCATTCAAAACGCTGCTTGCAAGCGAGCGGAAACCATGCGGGGTGGCTATCCCGTAATAGCCCATGCTGTTGATGATTTTGCCCGCTGTATTTTCGCTAATGTAACCAGTTTTGGATTTAGGGCTTGGAAATAGAAAGGGTGTTTCGCCGGTTATGGCGTGTAGTTCGTTTAATAGCTCAATCGCCCAATCAGACAAGGGGATTGTGTGCTCTCGTGGCCGTTTCATACGATTAGCGGGAATCGTCCATGTTTTGCGCTTAAAGTCGATTTCCTGCCATTGGCCGCCGCGTATCTCTTTGTTTCGGGCAAAGCAAAGCATAATCAACATTACGCAAATTCTGTTTTGTTGCTCACAATCTGCCAGTATCAGGCGGCGGTAAAACTCCGGCAATTCTTCACGGGGTAGGGCGGGCATTCTTTTGCTTTCTGTTGGCTCTATATAGCCTTTCAGTAACGCGGCAGGGTTTCGGTCGGTCAATTCTTCATAACCGGCATAGGTAAACACCGCGCCTATCCATTGCCTGATTTTTTCGGCGGTTTCAGATACGCCCCGCTCTGTTACTTTATCCAATACGGCCTTTATCTCTTTTTTCCCGATTTTGTTTATAGGCGTTTCCCCAATAATAGGGAAAACATCTGTTTCAAAGTACCGCAAAACACGGGCGGCATGATTAGGCTTCCAGCTTTTGCGCTTGGTGGTTTTCTCATGCCATGCTTTGGTAACGTTGGCAAAGGTATTCAGTAAGGCCGTTTTGCGCTCCTGTTTGGCCTGTTGCTTCATTGCTGATGGGTCTTGCTCTTGTGCAATCATGCGGCGGGCGTTTTCGGCGGCTTGGCGGGCTTCTACCAGTGAAATGGTCGGATATTTCCCGATAGTGAGAGTTTTCTCTTTGCCATCTATACGGTATTTCAGGCGGAATACTTTTCCGCCCGCTGGGGTAACTTCAAGATACAGGCCGCCCCCGTCAAATAACTTGGCTTTCTTTCCAGTATCAGACGGCTTGGCGGCTTTGATTTGGCGGTCGTTCAGGGGCATTGGGGGTATGTTTTTAGGGGGTGTTGTCAGATTCCCCAAATCATACCCCCATATTTTGGTTTATTCAATTATACGGCATTGGAGGTATTTAGACACTTGGCAAGGGGGTTATTAGCCTGAAAGCCTTACCAGTATTGAATCTTGATTACTGCATTAGATTTGATTAGACAAAAAAATAACCCCTGAAAGGGGTTAGGTGGTGCGGACGGAGTGCGATTAAACAGATAATTGATTACGGTTGGTTAGTATCGGTTTAAATATATTTTATAAATAAAACAGAATGATATAGATGAATTATTATTGGTTAGGATGGATTATGGTTTGTTATGGAATATAATCCCGTGTCCCTAAATTGTCCCAGTTTAATACCAATGGCAACAATCGAAAAACGGAACGGCAAATACCGTGTCAAGGTGCGCCTGAAAGGTGTTACCAAGTCTGAAACATTTACTTTAAAATCCGATGCTGTCGCATGGGCGGCGCGGACTGAGGCGGCAATTTTAGACGGCGTTCAGGGCAATGCGCCTAAAAGCCTTTATTTTGCCGATTTGCTGAAACGATACCGCGATGAAATCACTCCGGGGAAGCGAGGTAGCAGGGCGGAAACGTACCGGCTGAATCGTGTGATACGGTCTGAACTGGCTGATATTAAGGTCAGCGACCTGCGCCCGTATCATTTTGCCCAGTGGCGCGATAATCGGAAAAAAGAAGTGCAGGATGCAACAGTAAGACGCGAACTGGAAACCCTTTCTGCTGTATGCCAAATGGCGGTAAAGGAATGGGGGGTTTTGCCATCTAATCCACTGCTGCAAATCAGACGTCCAAGCAAGGGAAAGGCGCGGAACTACATACCGTCTGACGATATTGTTTTGGCGGTTGTGCGTGAACTTGGCGTTGCGGACGGCGTGCCTATAATTACAACCAAGCAACGTATCGGACTGGTTGTCTTGTTTGCGATTGAGACGGCTATGCGGGCGGGGGAAATCTGTAATATGATGTGGCATGATGTGCATCTGAGTAGGCGTGTGGTGCATTTGCCGATAACAAAAAACGGTAGCAGTCGAGACGTGCCGCTGTCTAAAAAGGCTATGGCGATACTGGATAGACTACCACGCTCTGAGAGTGGTTCTGTGTTTGATGTAAGCTCTCACACGCTTGACGTGATGTTCAGACGTGCAAGGGCAAAGGTTGATGGGGCTGAGGCCTTCCATTTCCACGATACGCGACACAAGGCACTGACGCGCATGGCGGCGAAAGTCGAACCTATGCAACTTGCAAAAATCAGCGGTCATAAGGATTTACGCATATTGCTGAACGTGTACTATAACCCTGATATTGGGGAGCTTGCTGATTTGCTGGATTGAAAAAAACCGCCTGTTACGGCGGTTTCTCTATTTCTGACGGCGGCGGCGGATAAAGTCGTGTACTTCTGCTTTCGGCCATAACCGTTTGCGCGGCGAAATTACAAACGGCTTTGGGAAGTCTGCCTGTTTGCAAGTCTGATTAACGAATGTTGCGCGTTTGACGTGTAGTAATTCCGCGCATTCTTGCGCTGTTAAATACATCTTTTGCCCTTTCGTGGTTTTGTCAGGCGGTATTTCCGCCGCCTGTCGGATTGGTAGTTATTCAGCCGCCGGCGCATTGTTGCTCCGTACAAACTTCGCTAAATCGGGTTTGAAGTAATTTTCGCCTTTTACGATTTTCCCGTTCTCGTTAAAGATTGGATTACCGTTTTCGTCAAATTTGCTCCAGTTTGATAAATTGACTTCTTGCAGCGCGCCGACCATATCAAAGCCCATCATATAGCCCACGCCGATTGCCGTTACGATTTGGTCGCAGAGGGAATCAAGCAAGTCGATTTCCCATTCTTCGGGTAAGATGATAAAGTTACCTAAAATATCTTCATCAATGGTACCTGATATATAAAATTCTTCTGAAAGTTCATGTGTTTTATTTGCTATGTTGTTGCAATGTAATGCCCACATCATTTCAGAAACTTCTTCAAAGTACGCCCCAATTTGGGTTGCCTTATCTTTTTCTGTCGGATTTGGTTTTGCTGCTTTGAACCACTCCTTAATACTTTCCAACGTATTCATTTCAATCATTTCTTTTAAAAAAACGCTTAAACCAAGAAGCCCGACACAACACAGGCAACCTTGCCACAATTTCGCCCTCGTAAACCGCCGCAGCCTGCGCCCGAATCTTCCGCTTCGCCTCTTCCACGCTGTCGGCAAATACAGATGCCACCCAATCTTTACCGCCAAACTTATATTTAAATGTAAACTCTCTCTGCTTTGAATTTTTACTCATTTTCTTTCTTTCCTTTAAAAACAACTACCGCGCTTGGAAATGGCGCCGAATTTTCGCAGCCGCCAAATTTCAGACGGCCTTTAACAAACCTGACTTCGCCTTTCATAATGCACGTTCTATTTAATCTGTACTGTGTATTCTTTTTGGTCATGTGGCTTGTTTTGGTTTACCGCCTGAGCTTGGTAGTAGGCGAATAGACCTTCTGCACTTGGATATGTCAAGACGTTGATTGCCTCGACCTTGTAAACCGCGCCGTCCTGCGTCTTAAATTCCTGCCCGATTCTGTATGGGCAACCGTATTTTTCGGGATTCTCTTTCAGGTCGTCTAAAAGCTCGCCCCGTTTTCTGTTGAGATAATCTATCGTCGCTGATAGCTGGCGTAGGTCGTCTGAAATTTTCATTGTGCTGTCCTTACTCTTCAGGTGACTTGGGTAGATACATCCAATGGCTTACCGGGTAAAGGTCGTCGTCAAGCCAAATTCCGAAATTGTCATAAGATATTGTATTCTCACAACGACACCAAATGGCGCAAATACCGTCATCTGCCATAACAAAAAGTCCGCTTGTAAAGCTGCCATCAACATTGAACCAGCCCGCCCATACGGGCGTATCTAACGGCGGCAACTCTTCAGATACTTTCTTCCATTCGTTCATCTTTGTCCTTTCTGATATTCGTTTACTTGTACCGCCCCTTTCGGGATTCCTGATACTTCCACCGCTATAACGACGACGGCGATCAGGATTGCGACGACCATTTCTTTCATGTTCCGCATATCCTTTCCCCAATCCAGCGCATAACCGGTACCGCCATGCTGTTGCCGATGGCTTTGTAACGCAGGCTATCCGGGCAGTCGGCGGCGGGTTTGCCGCGCCAAGGGATTTGCGTGTGGTTGTCGGGGAATCCTTGCAGGCGTTCACATTCGACGGGGGTCAGGCGGCGCACCTGTAAGCCGTCTGAAACGGCGTGACGGTCAGTGGCGGTCAGGGTGTAGCTTGTGCCGTCCTGTATCGCGCCCGTGCCGTTGCCGCCGTTATGAAGCTGCCTGCCTATGGTGTTGCCGTGGATACAGACAACGTTGGTATTACCGTTGTGCTGGCAGTCCAATGTAAACGCCTTGTCGGAGGTGCAGGGGTCTTGCCGCCCGTGTACGACGATTAGGTCGGTGGCATCTTTGTGGTCGCGGGCTTTGACGGTGCTGGCGGTGTCGTCTTGGATGTAGTCGCCAAAGCCGCGCATCCTCACGGGTATTAGGCCGCCGCCGCGCTGGCTGAATATCTCCTGGTTGCTCTGCCCGATGATGCCGCCGCTGCCGCTTTGGTTTAAGGTTGGGTGGGGGTTGGTTGGATCGTCCCAGTGAGAGCCTGCAGGAGCATCGGCGGCAGGGTTTTGCCACGCCTCTGCGCCCGCTGCAGGATGCCCTGCTTCGCCCTGTCGCTCAAATAGTATTTGGGCAACACGTCTGTCTCGATTACCTGCCGCAAGGAACACTCTTCGGCGGCGTTGGGGGACTCCGAAGTATTGGGCGTCCAGTATTCGCCATGCGATTTCGCGTTGGTCGGAACGCACAATACCTGCACCCGTCCATCTGCTCCCTGTTGGGACAAGCTCTTTGGATTCGCCAAGCAAAGCTGCCAAAAAACATCCGAAGGCGTTGTCTCGTGTTGATAAGACGCCGGGGACGTTTTCCCATAGGACGACTGCGTCTGGCAGTCTGTGGCGTCGTCGAATAGCGTTAATTGCATTTAAAATCCTTACAAAAACAAGTGTTAAGTTTCCGCGTTCGTCTTCTAGACTTTTCCGAAGCCCGGCAACCGAAAAAGCCTGACATGGTGTACCGCCGACCAAAATATCAGGGGCTTCAATTTCCCCCGACAAAATCCGTTCCGGTAACGTTGTCATGTCGCCATGGTTCGGAATGTTTGGGTAGTGATGTGCCAAGACGGCGCACGGGAAAGGTTCGATTTCCGAGAACCATAACGGCTTCAAATCTAAATCTTTCCATGCAACAGACACTGCCTCGATTCCGCTGCAAACGCTCGCATAGGTTAGACGTCTCATATAATTTCTGCCCGAATCAAATCCTTGCGAAATTGGTTGTAATTAATCAGGCTGATTCCCGTGTTTTCTTCAAAAGGAATCAGGATTTTTGCCATTGCAACACGCACAAAATCTGACAATCGGTCGAAGCTGCCAATCGTCTTATAATCGTCATGGCGAAGTTCGGGAATTGTGTTTGCCGGTTCTATGACGTTGTTGCATTCGGCGACGCGGTAGAAATGCCATGCCGCATTTAATACCTCTTCACGCAACACGTTTTCTTTTTCGCCGATGTCTTTTGCGACGGCGCGTATCGATTTGCCGTTGATGATGTCGAACAGGGCTTGGATATAGCGTTTCGGGCGGTCGTACAGGCTGGCGGTATACAGGGCGATTTGCACGCTTGCGCAATAAAGACCGACCTTGTCGATGGTCTTTTCAGGCACGACCTCGTCGTATGCTTCGCAATACTGAATCAGCTTCAACACTGGCTTCAGGATTTCACGCCGTTGGTTTGGCGACAGGTCGTCTGAATCGTTACCGCGCAGGCTCTCGATTGCTGCCTGTGCTTCGTTGGTCGTCTTGCTTAACTCGCTGTCGGCGTAGATGCAGGCGACAACACGCATGGCGCGGATAAGCTTTTCAAACACGGTTACGCTGATTCGGTCGTAGCCGTAAACCATTGCCTCGTAGTGCATCAGGTTTTTGATGTTTTCGGTCAGTTGCGCGTCAAGGCTTTGCGGTTCGCCTTTGTGCATTGCCATCTTGTTCATCGCGTGGATTGTGGCGATGTTTGCCAACTTGTTACGGTCGGCGCGTTTGTTGCCGATATTTTCGCGGGCGTATTTTTTGACGGTTGATTCTTTCTTCGCCGCACGTTTTGCTGCCATCATTTGGCTTGCCGTTGGTTTTGTTGCTACTGTTTGCATTTTGTTTCCTCGCTTTTAAGTGCCGTCCTCTCAACGGCTCGGGCGTTTGGCTGCCTGCCTGTGGGGTTATTAGCGTGTTCCTACTGAGTCCATTGCTTCGTCTATCGCCTCCCTAATATCATTACTTGTAGCTGCCAATACCTCAAAATGGTCTTCTTGCTTTTGGATAACGGCATTTGGGGTTTCAAGAATATCGCCATCTTCGTCGCAAAGTCTTTCTGTTAAAGCGCAATCATTCTTTAACAGCCAGTCAAGGCGCACGGTGTCAGGGTGTGGGATGATTTCCAGCGTCTCGGGTTGTGCCACAGCAACTAATTCATTAGCTTTTACAAATTCAGGATGGTGGAATCCTTCAAAATGAACCTTTGCTTCATTGTGCTCTGTATTCATTCCAACAATTACCCCGATTTCAGGGTAAAAATCTTTGTTTTCATGTTGAACCAAATCGCCGAATTTAAATTGTTGCGTCATTTTTTTCTCCCCCCATTTTTAGGATGGCTGAGTTATCAATCATGGTTTGAGCAGTAAAAATAAAATCTTTTTGATTTTCTTTGATATGTTTTGAAACATCGTTAATAAAAATTGATACTAATGCCGCCGATAAGTAAGCAATTCCTTCTCTTACATTATCTTCATGCTCTGGGTTAATATCAGGTGTTTCAAAAACAACGCCTACATCATTGGTAGAAATTTTGAAAACATATTCAGTCATTTTTACTCCTTAACTCAAAAAGGGACGTCGTCGTCAATGTCTTCAACGGGCGCAGCGGGTGCTGCTTGACGGCGCGGCGGTGTTGGCGTTTCTGCTTGTGCCTGTTGCTCACTGTTACCACCGCCCAGCATCTTCATTTCATTGGCGATGATGTCGTATGCCGTGCGTTCCGCGCCGTTCTTGTCGGTGTATTTACGGCTTTGGATTTTGCCTTCCAAATACACCTGACTGCCTTTCTTCAGGTATTGCCCGGCGATTTCAGCAATGCGGCGGTACATGGTGATGTTGTGCCACTCGGTGCGCTCTTGACGTTGCCCGTTGCGGTCGTTCCATGCTTCGCTCGTGGCGACGCTGAAATTACAAACCGCCTCGCCGTTGGGCATATAGCGTATAGTTGGTTCTTGACCAAGCCTACCAATTAGGATTACTTTATTCAGCATTTTTGCTTCCTTTAAAAACTGTTTTGACAGTCTTCCAAACGACCTTTCCGTCTATCTCTTGCGCCTGCCTGATTCCGACGATGTGGATGTCGGGATTTCCTGCAAACAGCCTGATAAATTCTTCCGCCGTTTCAATCGACGAATATTCAGGGCTGATTTGGTAGCGGGCGTTGCTTAACCGCTTCCATTTGCGGGTATCCTCGTACCACTTGGAATCCTCTTTGTTGTAAACAAGCCGCCGCCGTTTCTCTTCTTCGGGACGGATTTTGCCAAACACTGCGAACATGACGGCTCCTTACAGTGCGTTGATTTCTGCCTTTTGTTCGTCGGTCAGGTTGTAGGTTTCCAATACTTCGGCGACCTCTTTCACGCCTGTTGATACCGCTTCAACCAATGCCGCGAACAGTTCTTCTGACGGCGTGGGTTTGGTTTGCTCTACTACGTCAGCCGTAATAGTGTTTTCGGCAATTTGCTTAAACCGTTCATGATTCTCGCTGCCCAGTTTCAGACGACCTGCGGCACCAATATCGGAAAACCATTTTTTGTATTCCTCGATGCCCTTGTTTGCCGCTGCTTCGCCATCTGCAATCAAGCTGTCTTGCTCAGGGTCTGCTTTTACTTCTTTAGGCGTTTCGGGCGTTTGAATGCGCTGCGCCTCGTCCTCGTCGTAGATTCCGCCGAAACCAAACGCTAGGCGCGCGGCTTGAATCATGGCTTTGTGTCGGAGCATTCGGCGCGGGTGGCTGTCCCACGGTTGGGTATTGCGTTTACACTCTTCCAAGTATTCAGTTACAGTTGTTGGATGGTTTCGGTCTTTGCGGTAGATTTTGCAAGTGCAGCTTTCCGCATCGGCTGTAAATTCCATGCCGTCAAATTGCGGATGGCTATTGATAATTCTTGCCCAGCCGTCCACACCGACAACGGGCGTGATACCGTTGTTTTTATCCGGGAATGCGTAAATCTCTTTGGTAAACGGGTTTAATCCGTATTACGTTGATACAATCATCAGGGCATTAAATTGCGCGTCTGTCGCATTGCCTTTAAAGGCGGTTGCCTTGAGTGTTTGAACCAGCTCTTTCGGGTCGCCTTGGATGTTGAATTGCTTCGCAAGGGCTACTGCTTGGTTTTGGGCGATACTCATTTTTAAATTCCTTATCTGTATTGACTCAAAAGCGTTTCGTAATAGGCTTGGCAGGCTGTTACACGCTCTTTGATTAGTTCGATTTTTTCGTCATCTCGCATGACGGTTACGGTCGTGATGCGCTTCTCAATCGGGATGGCTTCCACAAGGTCGATGTATTTCTCGCGGTCTTCCCACGGTTTCAAAAGCTCTTCAGGCGCAGGTAACAGCCAAAAATCAATGTCGGCGCGGTCGCAATCAAACAGCCACATATAGCCTTGCATTTGCCAGTCGTAACCGGCTTTGATTGCTTTCTTTTCGGCTTCATCGCGGAAGAAAGGGTGCGTCCCGATGTCCCATGAACACTTCGTATCAACAATCAGGCGGTCGTCTGAATCGTAAACATCACATTCGCCCGTCAGCCAGTCATTGACGCGCCGTTCGATGTTCTTTTGATACTCTTTACCTCGAACCAAACCGCTGTATTTGATGGCGGTTTCTTCCATCAGGTCGCCCTTTTCGGTATAGGCGTTGCCGTCGAAAGATTCAAAGCCGAACAGTTCGCGCTTCGCCATCTCAATCAATTTGGATTTGGCGGTCTCCGTGATGGTCTCGCCTTTGGTTTTTGGCTTGCCGATGATGTCGGAAATGGATGAACATCGAATCTTCATAATCCACCCGCCAAAAGGCTATCCATATAAACCCGCGCGTCAGATTCTTCCCTGAAAAACTGAACATTCTCCAACTGCGCCCGCTTTGTCTTGTCGGGTCGGAACGTAACCTTGTTGTAGCCGTCGGGCATGATTCCGACTTGATACCCGCCTCGTACTTTTCGCATGACTACGTTCAGGCTGCGCGGCAAACCCATAAAGCCTTTAACCTTTGCCGAACGGTTGCCGTTCATTGTGTATGGTTGGTGGTAGCTCATTTCGGAATCTCCTTGTATTTGCAATATCGCATTGATGGTTTGCCAGTTTTCTTATCCACCTTCTCATTACCATGTTTATCAACTCGAGGCTTGAGAATTGCTATATAAACAGGGCGGATAAAATCTTCCTACCCCTTGCAAAGCTCCACAAAATCCATAGCTATCTTTTCGGATGAGAAGTCACTCGAAATCTGATAGCAGCCCGTATCTTTAGCAAAAGTCTTTTCTTCGTCTTGGACTTTTACGCCAAGTTTGTTAAATGACTTTTCATATTCTTTTTTCTTTGATTTACCAAATACTGCAAACATTATTTAACCTCCGCGTCGCCGCGCATTCTCTCGGCGGCTGTCAGTTGTTCGTACATCTCCGCTATTGCGGCTTCTTTTTCGCGCGTTGCCTTTGCTGCCGCTTGCATTTCATGGCGGGCTACAACATCGCGGATGTTTTCGTATGGGTCGATAGCGTCCACGCCGATTGACGAAACGTCTGTGTAGTCCATATATGCCTGAGCTTTGGCATATGCCTGTACGCAAAAAGCTACTGTCGCCGAAGCGATGATGATTGCTGTGTATTTCATGATTGTTTCCTCGTCTTAATTTATGGGGTTGCCCGCCGAATCTTCCTTGCTAGATTCAGCGGGCGCGGCTGCTTCTTCGTTCAACCTGCGCCGCGGCAACTAAAGGTATCGTCGCCCGCGCATTGTTGCGGTTTGAGGCGGTGTAAAACTTTTCAATCAAAACCACCGCCGGCATCCCCACTCACAACTTACGGTCTGCCTACTCTTCCACTTCATGGGTATTCTTTGCCGCTTCAGGCGGCGTTAATCTTTTCCTGCTCGATAAATCGGTCTGCGTAAAAATCGAGATTTTCGATTCGTGTGTAGTAATGGTTGTCTTCGATAGCGTCTTCCATTACTTCCATCATCTCGTTACTGATCCACGCGGCTTCATCTCTGAGAGCCATTCTGTATTCCCACTGGCGCGGGGTTTCGTCTTGGCATTGCTTAAGGGCTTCTCGGTATTCAAACGCCGTTTTCATGACGAGATATTCGATGTCGTCCTCCAGCGCGGTAAACGCTTCTTGCTTCGCCTCGTTGATTGCCTGCGCTCTCGTGTAGGCTGCGTCCTCGCCCGTCATGCCCCAATCGGATGTAATCGGTTCGCACATCATTCAATGACCTCGCATTTGATTGACGGCGACGATGTGATTTTCAGTTTCGTACCATCGGGGAAGTAATAGAACATGGCTTTTTCTGTGCCCAATCCCAACTTTCCGCCGATAAATGAAATCGTTTCGATGGTATCTCTGTAAAGCTGGGAAGCGGGGAAGCCTGCTTCGACCTTATCGTCAAACTCGCCCTTTACCCATTGCGCCTTGTTTTTTATGTGTTTGCTCAT